CTTGGAATAGCATCTGGAACCCCAGAGAGGAACCACACATATATATATATGTGTGATCCACCCTCTCTCTGTCACCAGTGCTAGCGTTAAAGCCTAAACTCTAACGGAGAAGGATTCGACTTTGTTTGTAAGTCCAACCGGATCTCTTAAAGCACGGCGATATGTAGGGGCCGAAAGGCACCCGAATCTTAATAAAACAATATGACATACATCCCACTATACAAAAGTATAATGAAATGAGTGTCTGAGTTCTATCTCGATTCATACCAGGATCTCCAATGAGAGAGACACCTCTACCATAAAGTACAAGTACTTTATAAAACTAGAGGTTCTCTTGCAGCTGCAAACTACATCAAACTATGTAGGTTAGCAGTTACTAAAACAATTGGAGGTCAAGAGCTAAAGAGGCCGTTCGGCATTTCTCTAAATAAATATAATTTACCAAGCATTATCCCAGCTCGTATCTGTAAGAAGATATTAGCTGGAGAAAACTTGGTTATTATATACATCTTGACTTGTTTACAAGTATCAAGATTAATTAGAGGGGACCCAAAGAAATTTTCGACTGAATCGATAACAGCCCCGTTTACGGGTGAAATACCATTTAACATGGCAACTGTATCTATCGTCTTAAATAGAATGGGTCTTAAGTCCTTAGACACTGAATTTAAAACATTCAGTTGAATCGGGACAGCCGGACCAAACGGTCTCTCGATCCTCCGTAGCTTTGAGGACAATTTTATATTGCCCGATTCCTTAAGATCAGATCTTTATATCCTCGCTGGAAAAGAATTCCAGGAGAGATGCGATAGCTTAAAAGGGTTCTGAACGGTCTGTAAAGACCTTTTCACTTCGATGTTTAAATTAAAACAATCGAAAACAGAACTCCTTAGAAAGCTATCAATAAAGGCTGACAAAGAAGGAAAGTCTCGTCCCTTTGCGATCTTCGAGTACATCTCTCAGTCGGCTCTGCAGGTTTTACATGATTCGTCATATAAAGCCCTAAGGAGTCTTCCTCAAGATTGTACTTTTGATCAAGACAAAGGGTTCCGAGATATACTCTACGGAAATCACTCATACTATGCTTCATTCGATCTTAAGTCTGCTACGGACCGTTTCCCGATTAAAGTTCAGGAAATGATCTTAAACAAACTTATTGGACCGGAAAAAGCCTCCGCATGAGTGAGAATAATGACGGCTTATGGGTTCAAAACTCCTAAGGGGGACACTGTGTTCTTCAACACAGGACAACCCTTAGGGGCTAAGAGCTCATGAGCTGTCTTCACTCTAGCTCATCATTTTGTGGTCCATTATTCTGCTATGCTTTTAGAGCAGAGTGAACCCAAATACAAGATGCTAGGTGACGACATTGTCATTATGGATCGAGCCCTGGCATATAAGTACCTGGAAGTTATGACCCAACTCGGAGTCGAAATCTCAGAGACAAAGACGCATGAGAGTAAAATCTTATTCGAATTTGCTAAGAGATTTGGATTCCGAGGAACGGAAATAACTCAGTTTCCAATAACCGCCTTGATAGAGAATATAAGAAATTATACTCTCCTCTCAGCCGTGTTATCGGTAACTGCCCCAGAGAGAGGGTTTGTCCCTCTCTATATCCAGAGCAACGCTCCCTCATACCTATCATCTCTAATGTCTATTGGGTTTCCGATAGAAACGAGACTTAGATCTCATATCATACGGAAGGTCCAATTGATCAGTCTTCTCCCATCTAGGCTTAAACCATACTTGGTCAATGTCAATGATCTATTAAAGATCGGGCATGTGGCAAATATAGGTGAGCTTACTTTCAATCAAGTAAATAGTGCGCTCGTTAGAACGTACAAATTACTGAAGGAAAGGGAGATACTGAAACTAACTAATCTAACAGCAAAATGGAATTTTGCTGTTCAGAATATGTTAAGTTCATTATTATTTACACCGGTATGAGGCCTGGTAACGAAGTCTCATAGGGAGTATATTCCTGTAATTTCCGCTCTTGACAGTTCAAAGGATTCATGTACTGAAGTACTTGAGTCCTTGTCAAGTGAGGATATGGGTGGTATTCAGCTAATGAATGTTCTTGACGAACATCCAATTAAGCCAGTACCTTCCCTTAAAGGGTTAGTCCCAGTGAGACCTCGTGAGACAGTAGCCAGATCTAAATCTGCGCTCCTTAAGCCATTCTTACATGAGCTTAAGCAGGAACTCAGACCTGATTCTACCGCACCATAATGGTTTAACCAACCAGGGGGGTGCGCGTTATTCCAAA